GGCATCCGCGAGCAGCCTGCCAGCCCGGCGCAAAAATCGCCACATCAGCCTTTGCAAGAAACTCAATGCTCCTGGCCAGATAGTCCAGCGGCTTTGCGGCGGGGCCGAAATCATCAAAGAAGGTCTCCAGTACATCGACCTTGCCAAACTTCTGCCGGGCAATCTCGATCACTCTGCGGCGCTCTGCATTGATTTCATCGGCAGAGCGACCACCCATCGGCTGGCTGATAAAGATAACCTTGTTCATTTTTCTGCTCCTTTCACTGCGCCAAGCCCGGCACGCTGGATGATGGCAGCATAGTCCTTGTATGCGTGGCTCATGTCCACGTTGGTGCTCACGCCCGGCACGCGGGCGGTGCTGGTGTACTGCCACATACCAAAGGCAAACGCCGTTTTGGGCTTATCCTCAGGCTTGGTCTTGCGCTGGTCTTTGGGGTATCTCGCCAGCCACACGTCGTAGGGCTTCAGCTCTGCACCGCCCATGTAGAGGAAGGTACTGCCGAACCACAAACCGGTGTACAGCATGGCGTACACGCCCCAGCTTTCCACCGTGCTCAGCATGTAGGCCGTCAGGTCGGTCAGTGCAGCCTTGCCCAGCGGCTTCTGCACCTCGTCCTCGATGTCCACGGCCACCGGCAGCTCAAAGCTCCGGCCAGTGAGCAGCTTCTTGAAGTAGGCCAGTTCCTTGTCGGCCTGTTCCCGGTTGACTGCCTTGAAATAGCCATACACTCCGCACGGGATGCCCAGCCGCTGGCACTCGGCGTAGTTCCGGGCGAACTGCGGGTCGGTGTACGGCTTGCTGGGCTTGCCCTCTGCGCTGTTGCCCATGGCCCGCAGCATAACGCCGTCGATTTTGCCGGACGCTTTGACCTTGTCCCAGTCGATGCAGCCCTGCCAGCGGGATACGTCCATGATGGTTTTAGACATTGCCTGCCTCCCTTACTTTTCCAGCTCAGCCTTGATGGCTTCCAGATCGTCCGTGGTCAGCGCCGGATAGTCAGCCGCGATGTCCTCAAAGGCTTCACCAGCAGTCAGCCGGATGCGGAATGCACGCACCATAATGCGCAGTTTCAGGTTGTTCAGAGTTTTCATATTAGTTCCCTCCAATCAAATCAGCCATCATTAAGATGATATCGTTGTTCGCGGTCTCCAGCGCGGCCACGCGGTCCGGCAGCTGCGCCATCTGCTCGGCCTGCTTTTTGGCCTCCTCCTGCGCTGCGGCGGCTGCGGCCTCGGCCTGCGCCACCAGGTCCGGGCGCGGGGTGATGGCGGTCACGGTCGGCAGGCCGTCCCGCTCCTCAGTCGTGATGTCTGCATAGGCGAGGACGCCCGGCAGGGTCATGCCCTCCGGGATGACGGCCCAGCCGTCCGGGATAGGGGTGGTGCAGATGCCGTAGATCACCCGATGCTCGGGCTGGGTGGTGCAGTCAATAATAGTCATCATATGTGTTCACCTCCTGGGTTACAGGTACTGGTAGCCGTACACAACAAACTGGCTGCCGCTGCCGCCGCCAGAGACGGACAGGGTGCCGTCTGAGGCAAAGGCCACGGAGACCATCGACACGCTTGTGTTTTCGATTTTTGCATAGGGGGAACCGTAGTTCAAGAGCGAGCCATCGATCATCATGGTGAGGCTTGTGATGGGTACAGCGGCGGAACCTCCACGCACCGCCCTTGCATGGCCGAAGTCGGAAGCCGTGCCGATTGCATTGCTCGAGCTGGCCATGCAATCAGCGCTCAATGAGTATCCGGCACCGCTGCGTCCCATCGCCGGGATCGCCGAAACGATTTCAACGTAATCCACCGTATCAGGCAGTTTCATCGTGGTGGTGCCGCCGGTGCAGACGCCTGCACCCGAGAAAACCAGTTTGCCGTCCATGTTCATCATCCTTTCGAGTCGTGTGATTTTGTTGCCCGGGTCATAGCCCAAAGCTGCGGTAATTTTGTCCGCGGTCAGCGCAAATTTGGCGTCGGTCTCGGTCTTGCTGTACGCACTGCCCTCCTTGATCTCCGCGTTGAGGACTGCCAGCTGTGCACGCAGCTGCGTCTCAAGCTCGGCCTGCGCCGCCCGCCACTGGGCGATGAGCTGCGCTGTCGGGATGCTGGTCACTCCGTCCCGCATGACGCCGCAGATGTCCTCATCGGCGCGGGTGTCGGTGACGTCGGCGGCGGTGATGGCCGTGGAGCCTGCAGGGCGGGTGATCTCGGCAAGGCAGAGGTCATAGACCAGCGCCGTGCGGGTGATCGCCGGGGCTGTGGGGCTGGCCGAGTCCGGCGTGCCCTCCAGCACCTGCAGGCGCGTTTGCCGGGCTGCTGCGTCGTAGCGCAGCACCACGCGGTCGATGCGGGTGCGCACCGGGTCAGCAGCGGTCAGGGTCAGCGTGGTGGGCTGCTCCATGATGATGCTCCTGCCCTTAAACCGGGACGGGCGCACCCATGCCTGACCCGCGCTGACGGTCAGGCTCAGCTCGCCCGAGATGGAGACCGCGAAGTCCTCCTCGGCGCTGTATACGCCGCTCAGGCGGGTTGCGAGGTAGCCCGAGGCGTCGTCGGCATCGTAGGTGATGCCGTTTTCGGGGTAAGTGATGATATCTGCCATAGGTCCTCCTTTACGTTTTGTGCCAGCTGGGGGTGCCCAGCCGGATGGTGCGGGTGGTGCCGCTGTCCTGGCTCTGGGTGATGATGTCGGCCACGCGCACCATGGCGGTGTAGCCCAGCTGGGGCAGGCTGGCGCTCAGTACGTCGCCTACCTGCAAAGCGTCGTCGTCCACATCAAACTCGATGCTGCCGGTGCGCAGCTGGGCCAGCAGCTTTTCGCCGCCCCGGTCGGCCAGCTTTTGCAGGTAGGATGCGCTGGTTGTGGTCTCGCCGCTGTCCTCGTCGGGCTGGATGTCCCGGGCGTCGATGTACATTTCCCGCCGGTCTGCGCCGGTGGTGTCCACGTCTCCCACCCAGACGGTGGCCCGGGCACTGCCTTCGCCCGCGCCTTGCACGAGGGCGACGTTGGCGTAGTCGGTGTCCGCAAAGCTCCACCCGGCGTTGAGCAAGTTGCCCCACTTGGGGCTGAACCGGTTATTGGGGTCAAAAGTAGGCCGGAAGCACTCGAACAGCAGGCGCTTGCCGCTGCCGGTGCCGTCCAGCACGATGCGGAAGCCCAGATCGCACGCCTGCCCGATGGTCTGGCAGTAGTCGAACACGGTGCCGCCGGAGGTCTGCTTCGAGAAGGTGGTGGCAAAGCCGTACTCCGTGCCCAGTTCCAGGCGCGGCCACGGCTGCATGGCGCTCACAAGGCCGCGCATGGCCTGCTCGGCGTTTTGCTCCTTGATGGCCGCAGCCGAGACGCGCTTTGTCAGCAGCCACGTTGCCGGGTAGCCGCTCACCACGAGGTTCGCGTCCTCATTCTGGTTCGCGCGGGAGCAGATGCGCATGGGGATACGGGGCGTTTCATCGCTGCGGACGACCCAGCGGCCTTCCTGCAGGAGCTGCAGGTTTTCGGTCGTGGGCCGCACCTCAAGGGTAAAGCCGCCCTCGGAGTAATACGGGCTGTCCCAGTAGAAGGACACCCACACATCCACCCAGCCCACGCGGACAAGGGTGTCTGCGTCCAAAACGTCCAATCTCATAACGGTTCCGGGATGATGCCCGCCTCCATCGGATAAAAGCTCACGGATGCCTGCAGGTAGCCGGAGCCGTTCTCCGCCTGCATACTCAATATGTTATCGCCGGGCTGCAGCTCGGTGAGGGTGCTGTCCTCGTCGAGGGCGTAGAAGATGTTTGTGGTCACGCCTGCCCGGGTCAGGGTGCAGGCCAGCCGGTCAGAGGTGCTGCGGTAGATCTCCAGCACGTCGCCGGGCTCGAGGGTCAGGTCAAAGCCGATGAAATCGCCGGTCTTGAGGTCGACCACCTTCGGATGCTGCACCTCCATGCTGCAGGTCATCTTTGCGGTAAAGGGCACCGGCAGGCTGCCCTCGTTGCGCAGCACTGCCGCCGTGCCGTCCCGCTTGATGCCGTAGATGTGGCTGTCATAGCAGACCGGGAAGCAGAACGCCTTTTCGTACCCGCCCAGCACGGCGGCTGTGGCGGTGAGGCTGTACCAGAAGGGCTTCTCGCTGTAGAGCATCAGGCTGCATCGGGGGTCCGGTGTGTAGCTGGAAAAGTGGGGCGTTTTCTGCAGCACGAACCGGGTGAAATATTTGTCGCCGAAGTACATTACGCCCTTTGTGAAGTAGGGCAGGCAGCGGGCGAAGAATTTTGCGTTTTCCAGCTTGTGCGCACCCCAGAATGTTACATCCAGCGTGCGGGACACGCCGGAGACGCTCTGCCGCTCCACGGTCGTGCCGGTCTGGTTGATGCCCTGAGCCGTTTGCAGGTCGATGTCCACACCGTTGAGCGGGTCGAGGAAGTAGGGCATGTCGTAGTCCCAGCCCAGATGCAGGACGGCACCGGCGTCGGTGACGATCTTTAAGTGATCCTTAAAAAGCACGGTGTCCCTCCTTATCCTCTGCGCTGGCGGCGGGCCTTGTCGGCCTCCCAGCGGGTCTCGCGGGCAAGGTCGGCAGCGGACTGTGCCTTGCTCTGGATGTACTGCGTAATGTTGGTATCACCCTCGCGGTGGTAGTTGCTGGCGGCGGCCCGCACCTGCGCGGTGCCGGACGCGGCAACGGTGCTGCCCAGCCGCATGTTGTCGGACAGCACCAGACTGCCCGCCTGCCGGATCATGTCGGCAAGGGCGGCGTTGGTCTTGGTCAGCGCCTTGGTGTTGGCGTTGATGGCGTCCTCCAGACTGCCGGTGCCGGTGGAGATGTCGATATCGCCGCTGATACCGCCGGAGCCGCCACTGCCGCCAGAAACGCTGCCGCCGCCGGACACGCCGGAGCTCTTTTTAGAGCCGCCCAGCTTGCCCACGATGGCCGCAATGGCGATGCCCAGCGCCACGGCTGCACCCGCCACGATGACGCCCATCGGGATGCCGAAAACGGTTGCGTTCAGGGCCGCAGAGATGGCGGTCATCATGCCCTCAAAGGCCGCGCCGATGGAGCCGATCATGCCAGCCACGCCCGCGTAGATGGACGGGAAGCTGGACAGCAGGCCGCCCTGCAGGCCCTGACTGATGGCCGTGGCCGCGTTGCTCAGGGGGCCCTTGAGCCCGGTGAAAATGCTGGTGAGGGTGCTGCCCAGCTGGGACGCCTGCTGCCACACGTCGGCAAAGCCGTTCGTCAGGCCGCTGCAGATCTGGGTGCCGATGTCCCACGCCTTGGCGGCGATCTGCTGCTGGTACTGGCCCAGCACGCCGTTGATCTTGCCCACGAGCCCGAGGGCGTAGTCCTCGATCTGCTTCTTCTGATCGGCGGTCAGGCCGCCGTAGATGGTCTTTGCCACCCATTCGCCAACGCCCAGCCAGTCTTGATTCTTGACGGCGCTGTACAGGTCGTCAAAGGTGCCCAGCACGCCCTCGTTGGCTTTTTCCTGCAGCTCTTTCCACAGTCCGTCCAGCGTGTCCGCTGCAGATTTTTTAACCTGCTCGGCCACCTGTTCGGTGCCGTCGGCCGCGATGGTTTTGACCCGCTCCACCGTCACGAGGGCCCCGTCCACCACGTCGTCGTAGGTCTCGGTGATGACCTTTTTCTGGGTCTCGGTGCCGTCGGTGAGCGTCTCGGTGACCGTCTGGGTGGTGGTCTTGACGCCGTCCACCAGCGTGTCAAAGGTCGAGGTGACCGTTTTTGCCGTCTCGCGGACGGTCTCCATGGTCTGCTTGACGGTCTTCTTGCCCTTCTCGTCGATCTCGGTGATCGTCTTGATGTCCTTGAGGACACCGTCCACCAGCTGACGGGAAGTCTCGGTGATGGTCTGTTTTTGCTGCATCGCGCCGCTGGCCATCTGCTGCGTCACAGTTTCCACTGTGCGGGTGACCTGGCCCTCCAGCTCTGTCGTGCTGTCGGTGACGGACGCGACTACGGTCTTAGCAGCGTTTTTTACCTGACGGTCACCTTTGGTCAGACCCTGGGCCAAACCGGCGCAGACGTTTACACCAATCTCGGAGAACACCTTGGAAGGCGAGTGGATACCCAGCAGGCTCTTGACCGTGGAGATCATGCCGTTGACCTTTTCCTGCACCGACGAGACCAGATTGTCCCACCAGCTAAGGATACCGTCCTGGATGCCCTTAACGATGTTGACACCGATGCTGCCCCAGTCGTCCATGCTGCCATCCCAGACGCCGAGCAGCTCGGCAACACAGGCGAGGGCCGCTTCGGCCAAATTTTCGGCCCCGCGAACAATGCCGTCCACCAGAGTGGTCAGCATGGCACCGGCGCACTCGAGGATTTTGGGCAGGTGAGAGATAAAGGCTGCCACAAAACGGGCGATCAGCACGGCGGCGGCGGTGATCAGCTGGGGCAGATTGTCGGTGATGCCGACGACGAGGCTCTCCACTAGCTGAAGCCCGCCATCGTAGATGGCGTCGGCATTATCAGCCAGATACAACGCGAAATCGGAGATGACCTGAACCGCAGAGCTCAGGAGCTGAGGGATGCTGTCTGACAACCCCTGCACCAGAGCGCCCAGTACCTGTGCGCCGGTGTCAAGCATAGCGGGCATTGCGTCGCTCAGGCTCTGCGTCAGCTGGGTGATGATCTCCACACCGGACTGCATCAGCCCGGGCAGCTGCGCGGCGATGCCCGCCGCCAGGTCAGAGAGAATCTCTCCGGCAGCGGTCAGCATGGCCTCGGGCCCGCCCTCAGACAGGGCCGTTGTCAGCTGGGTGATGACGTCGGTGCCCCACTTGACCACCTCAGTCAGGGTGGGCTCCAGTTCGTCATAGATGGCCAGCTGCAAGCCCTCAAATGCCGAGGACATGATGGTCACGGCGCCCTGCAGGTTGTCGATCTGAGTCGCAGCCATCTGTCCCATCGCGCCGAGGCCGTCACCAGTGGCTTCGCCCGCTGCGTCGATCTGATCTGCCAGCGTCTCCCACTGTTCACCCTGGGCTGCCAGCAGACCGTTGACGGCGGCAAGGTCGGTCTTGTTGAACAGTGCATTGATGACGCTGTCCTTTCCGCCCTGGGTCATGCCGGACATGGCGTCGTTCAGGTCGGTGAGGATGTCATCCAGCCCACGCATGTTGCCCTGCGCGTCATAGACTTCGAGCCCCAGCTCCTGCATGACCTTGCTGGCATCTTTGGTGGGTGACTGCAAAGACAGGATGATATTGCGCAGGTGGGTGCCGCCCTCTGCGCCTTTCAGGCCGACATTTGCCAGCAGGCCCAGCGCCGTGGTCAGTTCCGTGGTGCCTTCCTTCAGATTGGCAGCAGTGCCGCCCACCGTCAGGATGGCTTCGCCCAGCTGTGCCACATTGGCATTCGCCTTACTGGCGGCCATGGCCAGTTTGTTGCCGAACTCATCTACATTCTGCTTGGTCGCTTCGAGCCGCAGCGAGGCCATGGCATCGGTGACGAGGTCGGACGCATAGGCTAGGTCCATGCCGCCCGCTGCGGCCAGGTTCAGCACGCTGGGGAGCACCTCGGCGGCTTTGTCGGCGTCGTAGCCTGCCAGTGCCAGATAGTTCAGGGCGTCCGCTGCCTGTGTAGCGGTGAACTTTGTGGTCGAGCCCATCTCTTTGGCGACCTTGGTCAGGCTGTCGATCTGGTCCACCGTGGTGCCCATAGTGGCAGCCACCTGGGACATGGACGCATCAAAGCTCATGCCGACGCTGACCGAAGACTGCGCCAGACCGGCCAGCTTGCTGCCTGCGGTCTTAGTCAGGTCTGCAATCAGATTACCGGCGGCCACCGTCATGCTGGATACGCCTTTGGTAAAGCCGCTGGTGTCCAGCTTGGTATCGCCGGTAATGCTGTAGTCTGCCAATGTGTCCACCTCTCAGTCGTGAGCGCGGGCACAAGGGCACAGGCTTAAAGTTTTATTTCGATTTCCCGCTTGCAGGCGGGATTTTTGCATTTGACCCACAAGCCGTGGGCGACTGCGGCGTTTTCTGCCCATACAGGTAACGCCCGGCCGCAGTAGGGGCAGGGGACCGGCACGCGCTCAACGCTGCTGGAAGCGTGCGAGGAAGGCACGGTTGTGATCATCCAGGGTCTCGACATGAGCAGCACCCCCTCTCAGCTCCGGCGGCAGCGCGAAGTGCTCCCGCTGTTCCTCGTAGAAGCGGCGCTTCTCCGGGTCCATCTCGGTGAGGTCAGCGGTGCGCCAGTCAATGATGCGGCTGAACATGCAGTCCTCGCCGATCGCACCCCGCAGCAGCGCCCGGAACCGGAACCAGTGGATGCGCTCACGGGTCAGGTCGATGCCGTACAGCCGCTGGAATGCGGCCACGATGTAGGGCGCGTCGCACTGGTAGTCAAAGGGCAGTGTAGCAGCTGAAGAAACCGAGCTTCTTACAGAGGCTCCTTCGGCTGCTTTTTCCCCGGCCTGGTAAAACTCCATCATCCACCGGTAAGCGTCAAAGAGCTTTTCCGGGGTCTCCAGCAGCGGGCGAGGGGCTCTGTAGAACCGCCAGACCGCGCTGCGGGCGAACCCTACCGGGTCTGCATCGGTCTGTCCGCGTACATAGGCATTCACCAGCCAGACCATGGGCCGGAAATCTGGGATGATCTCCTGCCCGTGCCACCGGGTGGGCAGCACGCCGGTCAGCAGGTCAGACATGGCGCTCGGCGGCGATCTGCAGAGCGTACTGAGCCAGCTGCTGCATGGCGTCGGGGTCGTCGCGCAGGGCGTCCACGGCCTGCCGTGCATCAATCAGCTGGTTGGTTTTCTGCTCGTCGGTCAGGCAGGGAACCACCACATCCGGTTCACCGCCGTAGGATACCTCGGTCTGGCCACGGATGTAGGTGTCCTCCGTCACGGTCTTAGGCGTAGAAATGACCTTGTACGGAACGGCCTTTTTCTGCTTCGCTGCTGCACGGCGCTGCTCGCGGTTCATTGGCACTGCTGCCGCCTGCCTCACCGTGGCCTGTTCCGCGAGGATAGCGCCCTTGAAGTCGTTCATCACGCGGGTGCAGGCACCGAAGTCGCTGCCGTCCAGCCCCAGACGCTCGGATGCGCCTGCGCCCAGCACCTCGTCCAGATAGCCCATCACGAGGCGGCACTGGCCGCGCAGAAGGTCTGCCATGCCAGCGTGCTGACGCTGCTTCTCGCGGTCGGACGCGGCGTGCATATGCTGCTGCGCGGCGTCCATACGGTCGAGGTCGTTCGCGTTCAGCGCGGAAAAATTGAATTCCTGTCCACAGATGTTCATGTCTGCCTCCTATAAAATGCGCCCCTGCCAAGGGTGACAGGGGCGGTATTGGGTTTGGTGTTACGCGGTGACGGCTTTGCCGGACTTCGCGCTCTGGGTCGCGCCCTCGGTCGAGTAGTCGAACTCCTTCGGGGTGCCGACGGCCTTAACGTCGCAGGCAAAGGTGGCAGGGCTGTTGGCCGCGCCGCCCACGTCGCTGGTGACGACCAGGGTAGCGCTGCCAGCCTCACCCTTACCGGTGCGGACGCTGAAATAAATGTAGGGCACAACGACATCGCTGCCGGTGCCGTACTTGATCTTGTGGCTCAGCACAAAATCCTGAAAAGCATCGCCAACACACCTATTGCCATTGACGGCAAGGGTGCGCTGAGTGCCGGTCTTGCTGGTGGTGGTGCCAGTGCGGATGAAGGCTTCATCCGTGGTGGTGGCGTTCAGGGCACCACTGTGCTCCTTGACGTGGTCGGCGCAGACAATCCAGTCGGACTTCTTCGTCTGCTTGGTCTTGTCGGTCTGGAAGGCAAGGATGAAGTCATCCGCGTCCTCCGTACCGACGTAGCTGGCGCTGGGCTCGATGTCCTTTTCGGACTTGAGCGCGGCCAGGGTCTCAGCAACAGTCATAGGTTATCTCCCTTTCTGGTAGTACTGAAGTTGGAGTTGGATCTGGAAACGGCAGCTGCTGGCGTCCTGGCTCATGATATAGCCAGGGGACAGGCAGACAACCTTCTCGGAGGTTTTGCCGTCGGACAACTGTGGCAGGCTGCGCTTTGCGGACTGAGTCTCTACCCACGCGGCGAATTTGTCCCAGAAGGCGCTGTTCGCGGCCTGCTGGACCGCCTCAGGGGAATACTCCATGCGGGACGCAAGGACGTAGTTCTTCGCCCGGCGGCTGCCAAGGAAAAACTGCTCCAGCACCGTTGCCGTGGGTGTAGCTTCCAGCGAAAACTGCACCTGCGTGGTCTCTGCGCCCAGGTACTCGATGGAGAACACCACGTCGTCTCCCAGTGCCGCTGCCAGCGGGCAGGAGGCCAGCCAGTCCAGCATGGCTTTGATGTCTGCGGTCTGGCTCATTTGTTGACCTCCTTGGCGCGGGTTTTGACGAAGGACACGAAGTCCTCTTTGTGGTCGTTGACACAGCGCTCACCCCAGTGCGGGCCTTTGCCGTCCTCACGGACGCCCTGCCCGCAGGGTAAGCGGTAATACTGCGCCGCTGCGTAGGGCGTGGTGTGTCGGATGAGACCGCTGCCCAGCACCGTGCTGTCTTTGGCGCTGTCTGCCAAAGCACCGGTGCGCAGCGGAACGTAGGGCGTCACCAGCCGGATGAACTCGCCGTCCGCTTCCTTCTGCAGGCGCTGAAAGCCTGCCTCGGTGCGTGGCTTAAAGTTCGGGTCCCAGCGGATGCCGAGGTTGATCGGACCGCTCATCACGTCACCTCCACATACCAGTGCGGGCAGCGCCCGTCACGGTTGTCCTGGATGCTGGTGACGGTGCCGTTGCACCCGCTTGGCAGCGTTACCTTGTCCTCCGGGGCCAGCGTCCAGTGGCAGGCCCTTACGGCCTCGTCTGCGGCTTTGAATGCCGCCGGGTTGAGAAAGGCGCTTGCCGCGTCCAGCGGCGGTTCTGCTGTGCTCTGCGGGGCTGCTGTGGAGTGTCCCACAAAAATGCAGATCTCGGAGCTGCTTTTCGGGGCAAAGCCGGAGCCTGCACCAGACTGTGCGCCGGTACCGGCTGCGGCCACTTCCCGGCAGCTCACGCCAGACAGCACCGTGGTATAGCTGGTGCTGCCAGTGCCCTGCCGGATGCAATGCACCAGCGTGACACTCTTTGTTGCGAGAAGGGGTTTGCGCATAGGCAGCCCTCCTCTCAGCGTCTGCGGGGCGGGCGGTAGGCCCCTCCCTGGTACAGCATCCAGCGGGTGACCGGTGCAGAGAGCACCTCGGTCACGATTCGCTGCTGCTGTCTCCCCAGATAAGCCTGCTTGTCCAGCCCGGACGCATAGCTCTCGGTGTACCCGTGGTTGGTCACGCTGGTCACGCCGTCCCAGGCGGTGTCCAGCCCGGACGCCAGATACACCAGCCTGGCCTGACACTCCCGGAGCTGGTTGATCTGTTCTTCGGTGTCAGCCAGACCGGCGCACCAGCGGGTAGCACCCAGGATGAACAGAGCTGCGTCTGCGGCAAGCGGTGTGAAGTCCGCCTCCGTCAGTGCCGCACCGGGATACCGGGCGGTAAACTCAGGGTAGGTGAGCCAGCTGTTCATAGCTCATTCCTCGGTAAAGTTCGCCTTGGGAATGCTGATCTTGCCCATGCGGACATTCTTGTGATCGAACTTCAGGGCCCAGTTTGCCTTGTTGGTAAATTCTTCATCCGTGGGGGTCGGCTTGTTGATCTTATCGCCGTCAAAGGAGATGCCGTTCGGGTGCAGGATGAAGGAGCGGTTGTTGTACAGGATGTCGGTGCCGCCTGCCTTGGCCGCGTCGTACTCGGTGTAATCCGGGGTGACGACCTTGGGGTCGGCGGTCAGCACAGAGCCCTGGCCCAGCAGGAGGGTGTTGTAGTTGGTGCCGTCGTCGGTGCCGCGGTCATTCTCGATGACCACCAGACCGTTGATGGTGGGCAGACTGACTTCCTTCTGCAGCACGTTGGTAATGACGTACTTGTTGTAGTTCAGCAGGCCCATCTTCTTGTACTCGGCCAGGATTTTGGAATGCACCACCAGCAGACCGAACTTGCCGGAGAAGTCGCCCAGAGCGCTCTGCTGCACATCGATCAGCTGGTTGGCGGTGACGCCGCCGGTCTTGACGGTCAGAGAGTGGCTTTCCAGGCCGGAGACGCCCAGTGCTGCGTTGACCAGCTTGACCAGCAGGCTCTGCTTGTACATGCGCCAGTAGCGGCCCGTGTTTCGGGCCACCGCTGCCATGGGGTCGGCTGCGGTCAGCTCACGGGTCAGCTCGGTGGCCTTCCAGGCCTTCATGCGGTCGATGCGAATCCAGGACTGCTTGCCGCCGGAGATTTCGGTGGGCACGTTGTCCTGTTCACCGTCGCGTACCAGAGGGGCGTCGGTGTCGGGGTCCAGAGGGTTGTAGAAACGGATGGTGCCCATCGTGCCGCCGTTGTCCAGCGAAGTGGCCAGGCTCTGGTCACTTGCCAGAATGCCGGAAGCAAGGATGGAATCAGAGAAGGTGGCCTCCTGATCCACGAAGCCCTGGTAGACCTCGGGGTCAAACGGGAAACCGCCAAAAGTGCCGGGAATGGGCATAGTTTAGTTACCTCGTCAGTGTCGTGCAGCTCTGATTTGTGCGGAGAGCTGCTGGAAAAGTGCCGGGTTGCGGGTGCGCAGAGCCATGCGTTCTACGCCAGTCATCTGCAGAAACTCCTGCAGGGTGGGCTGTGCACTGCCACCCTGACTGCGGGGCTTCGGGACGATGATCGGGTTGGCGGGCTCCTGCGGCTCGGTGTTCGGCTGCGGGCCTACGCCGTTGTCCTGCGGGACGGGAGCGCCCTGCTGGAACAGATACGGCTTGCGGGATTTGAGGTCAGCAAAGGCTGCCTTGACGTCCTCGGCCTGGTTCTTGCTCTCGCGCAGTGTAGCTCTGTCCGGCAGCAATGCGATAGCATCGTTCTCATCCAGAGCACCCGCCTCATGAGCGGCAGCGCGCAGCACACCGGTGAAAGTGAACTCTGCGGCCTGCTGGTTCAGCTGATTGGTCAGGCTGGTGATCTGACTGCGCAGATCATTGACATCCACGCCCTCGAAGGCCGCCAGACCCTGCTGTGCGGTGGTCAGCTGCGCCTGCAGGCCCTGTACGGTGGCCTGATGGGCGGCTTCGTCCAGACCGTGCAGACGCATGACTGCGTTGATCTGCTCCTCGGTCAGGCCCTCGATGGCTTTCAAATCCTCACGTCTCATGTTTTACCTCCCGTTGGGCCTACGGCGTTGGTGTCGCGCTGCCGTGCGCGGGCCCTCTGCACCTCTCTGACACCGGGTGCGCGGTGTGATCTGGAGTTATCGTATCACATCCCGGGAGGTAAAAACGTTACGAGTTGGTTTGACTACCTGTAACTGAGCATACGGAAATTCCTATAAACCCTACGCGGGCGGGCATTAAGCGCGTTCTCGCATGTGTATACTCTTATTTTCTTCTGTTCAGGGTCAGGATAAGAGTTTGAGTATGTTCTGTATGTTTTGACCCGAAAATCCGCATGAACACTCACTTTTTCGTGTCTACAAAGCTTGTATGTCACCGGATGTTGCAATCACGGAGACAAATGTTGCATCTTTGGGCAAAAGGAAACGCCCCACCTCGGGAGGTTTGTCCTCCGTGAGGTGGGGCGTTTTGCTGTGTAGCGGTCATTTTTCGTCGGGCGCGATGATGAGCTGGGAACCGTCCGGCAGGACGAACGCCAACTTTGCGCCGCAGATCGCGGCGGCCTTGACGAGGTCTTTTGCCGACCAGCTATCCCGGCGCATCTTGTTCGCCATGGCCTGCGGGGTCGTCATGCCGAACGCTGCGGCAAAGCTGCCTTGGTCGGTTTCTGTCAGTTCAAGCAGGGCTTTCACTCTGGATGATGCGGTCATTTGAAATCACTCCTTCCTGCCACAAGCATATGACGGTCCCTGGCAAAAGTCAACAGCAAAAAGAGATTAAAAAATAAATCAAAAACAACTTGACTTTGTGCTTGCGCGGAGGTAACATACAGCCACCGGAAGGAAAACAACGAAAAAAACAACGGAGGTAAACGAAAAATGACAAATCTGAACGAGATGAGCAAGACCGAGATGCGGCTGGAAATCAACGCGGCCGAAGCAGTGGTGAACAATGGCGGTACCCTTTCGCAGGAGCAGTGGGACCGCGTGTTTAAGATGCTGCAGCTGGTCAAGGAGGACTAAACCATGAAGAAGAAGGAACTGCGCGGTCATCTGGGCACGCTGGCGTTCAATATGGATTCTCAGTGGTGCATCATGCACCGGGAAGATCTGCCGGAGCCGACCCGGCTGTGCGCCGAGGGTCAGTATCAGGGGATGATCTTCACCCTCGCCGCTCTGGGCGGTGACTGGGTCAGGGACAACAAGGGCAAGCACCGGGTGTTTCTGATGGACGAATCCAGCCGTGACACCGACGAGTACACCAACAAGGAGGACTGAACCATGAAATTCTATTACAAAGGCCAGCTGGTGCGCACCAGCAAGACGCACGATTACGACTGGGCGATCATCGATGAGCTGAAAAATGGCACGCTGGTGGTCTGGGGCTGCCGGGCTGACCGTAAGGCAGCGGATGCCGAGGCTGCCTACTTGCTGAAGCGAGGGCATCTGGGCATTCGGGTCGTCCCTCTGGACACCGAGCCGAACCCTCCGGCGCTGACCTTCGACCAGTTCATGGCTCTGGCCCGCGAGAACTACAACAAGGGCGGCGACGGCTACGTCGAGTGCTGGGACGACCGCACCTTCGCCTACTTCGTGAAGGAGTTCGGGCCGATCACGAGGGCCAGCGCGCTGGATGCTTTTGCGCAGGCGCTGGATCAGGAGAACGAAGAGCGGGCAATCCGCAATGCTGCTGCGAAAGGAGAATGGTGATCATGAAGAAGCTGAACATCACTTACGACACCGCGGAGATCGAGAACGGCGAGAAGATCATCGGTGAGACCTGCTACTCCGTCAAGGTGCAGGACGCGCTGGCAGAGCAGCTGCTCCGCGACCCCGGCTCCTGCGGGGCCATCGATATGGCCCACCTCGAGTTTCTGCTCCAGAGCGTGGAGATCCTGCAGGGCCGGAAATTCGTGGACGGCAGCATCAAGCATTACGAATTGGTGAAGGAGGGCTGATCTATGAAGAAGGTCAACTGGAAGGTCTACGGTGAGGCGCTGGACGCGCTTCAGGCACAGTTCTCTGCGGAGGACGGCATCCAGATCCACAACTGCAACTTTGCTCGGCAGGGTACCCCGGTGAAGATGGGTGTCCAGTGGGCTTCCCTCGGAACCAAGAGCCCGGCGGAAGCCGCCGAGTATGCAAACCGGATCCTCGACGCTGCCATGGCGGCAGAGAACTTCGTGTACAATGGCTATGTGGTGGACTACGGTGGGGGTGAGCAGTGATGCTGGGAAACTTTTACAATGCAAGCTGCCCGGGCTGGAACACGCCGGTTCCGATTTGGCACCGGGGCCGGATGGAGATAGGAGAGCACAGCTTCGAGTGGGAAGCTAAGGTCTACCCGACCGGCAGCCCGCTCGGCATCGACGGCGGGCGCATCTTGAAGCTCTGGGTTGCAGAGCTCGACAAAAGCGCCCCGATTCGCCGAGAGGTCGCCCTTTACGAGCGAGGCTGGTGCACGGAGCCTGCCACGCCAGAGGCAAAGCAGGCGGTGGCTCAGGTGCTTGAGATATTCACTCAGGCAAGTGGTACAAAAGAACAGGAGGATCAACGATGAGCGTGAACGAGGTAGTAAGTTATCTGGACAGCATTTTGCGCGGAGACTGCGATGTGGGGTGCACCCCATTGAATGGGTGTGAAGTAAACGTCTGCCGGACCGGTGAGGAACTGGCAATCACATCTCCCTCTGGGAAAGAGCAATTTCTTCTCTCCATCCGAAAAATGAATTGATGCAGCAAAAGCCCTGAAGGTGCATTCCTTCAGGGCTTTTGTTCTGCTCATTTGTCAGCGGATCTTCTCAATTTCGCCGGTCTCTTTATCCACAAAATACTCAGCCAGAACGGTGCCGCTGCCCAGAACATTTGCGTCGTGTTCCTCTTTGGAGACGTAGTCCTGCACGGTCACATCCAGCTGGCCGCCCATGTTCATGATCTTCGTAGTGGTGTTGTAGTTGAAGTTCACGATGAAGTGAATCTCACTGTCGTCGGTGAAATACTGCTTGTAGTAGTCCAGCGCATACTCGCTCATGTCAATGTTCTCTGCGATCAGCGAAATTCGCCAGTTGCCGGTGTTGTCGTTGCGCACTTTGCTCACCGTGAACTTGATGCCGTCCAGGGGCGAAGATTCCGCAGGCGCCTCACTCTCCGGTGCGGCGCTGGTGCTCTCTGCGGCGCTCTCGCTCACCGAGCTGGCTGGGGCGCTGGATGCCGTGCTGCTGGCGATGCTGGAAGCGCTGCCGCCGCAGGCGGTCAGGCCGAGGACCAGGGCAAGCAGCACGATACCCGCCCGGATTTTATTCTTGATCTTCATAGTGTGAAACCTCCTTTATTCTGGCCTGAATTATAACACGGCCATTTCAGGAAGTCCAGCGCGGTTCATTTCTTTGCCTGGGCTGCGGCACTGGCGGCTTCGCTGCGGCCAAAGCCAGGCACACTCTCCCGCAGCTGGTATTGATGCAGCCCGGTCTGGCTGAGAAAATCTTTCAGCTTGGCGCGGGATGCCGCCAGCTTGTCCGCTGCGGCCTTTTCGGCATCCTTCTGGCCGCTTTCCCTGGCGACGAGAAACGCCCGCTTGTCAGCCCGGATCTGGCGCTCCTGGGCACGCTGCATCTGGGTGGCTTTATACCGCCCGATGTCCTTACCGTTGTAGGTCACGGTAGCGGCATTGATCGCAGCCAGCCGTTCGGAGGTGTAGCTGCGAACGCTGGCGCCCTCCCAGTACATGCTCCAGTTGTGGGCACAGTTGGCACCCATGAAGCCCCGCACATCACCGTAGCCGATGTCGTCCAGCGAGAGGTAGCCGTGCTTGCCGCTGCGGCTTACGATCTGGCCCTGCCACCAGCTGTGGTTGGTCAGATCCTGCCCGCCGTCGCCGGTGCGGGCGCCGACATGGGCGTCCAGCTCCATCAGGTCACAGTCTAGTTGGTCGGCATTGTGGCGGGTGATCTCCCCGGCGGTCTGGTTGATGCCGGTGCGGGTGGCCCGCAGGACTACCACGTCCAGGCTGTCCACATGGCCGCTGGGGTAGGTGATGGCCCCCACGCCCTTAGCCGCCAGCGCGTTCAGCGCCCGGCGGGCGGCATCGTCGGAGCTGAATACCCCGCTGGCAGCGTCCATGTGGGCCATGTCCAGGTAATAGGCCAGCTGCCGCTGGGTAGTCTCCACCATGTTCTGGTTGCCCATCACCGCCCGGGTCTGGGTCAGGTTGTACAGGGTGTTCATGGTGCGCCGGTAGCCGCTCTCCAGCAGCTGCTGCGCTTCTTCGCTGTCACCTAGAGGGGTCAGAGAGCGGCCCGCTGCAGCGGCATCGCGCAGGTCCTTGTTGTAGGCCTGCTGCATTGCCCGGGCAAACACAGCGGCTTCCTGCGGGCCAAGCTCCTGGGCGATGGCCTGCATCTGCCGCAGCAGGTAGGCTCGGCTCGCACCCAGCGCCTGTGCCCGGAAGCTCTGCCACTCTGCAGTGGAGGTGATCTTGCCCGCCTTGATGATCCGGCGCACCATGTCCCTTAGGATACGCTCGTTCAACTCGTCCCAGGGGGCTGCCATGAGCCCGGCGTAGCCGTTGACCTCGTCCGGCGTCAGCATGGCGTTACCCGGTGATAGCGGCCATCCTCCACCGTGACCTCAAAGCCCAGCAGGCGAACAATGCGGAGGGCTTCGTAGTACTTTTCCCACAGTGCCGGGCTGCGCAGGATGCGTGCATTCGACATCAGCCAGTCCAGCCGCTCGGCGGTCTGCTTCATCCGGGTGAATTTCTCTTTAGCCGTCGCCATTGTCGATCACTCCTTTCAGGATATCGTTGGCCCCAGACTCCTGCTGGATGGCCTGCACTGCCCGTGTAGCGGTTTCCTCGTCTTCACCGAAGAAATGCATCCGGTACTCGGTCTTGCTGCGCAGACCCATGCTGACCTCCTGCTGCCACTGAGCCATCTCAGACAGGCGGTCCAGGATGATGCTGTCATCCCACTTGAAGGAGATATTCAGTTTGCCCTTGCCGGGGGCGTCCTGGATGTGGTCGGCCCAGTAGTCCAGGGCGTCGATCAGGCCCCGCAGGGCGTCCTCCAGGGCTGCCTGCAGGTCGGAAACAGTGGAGTACAATTTCTGCTTGCTGCTGATGATCTCGGTGGCGGTCTTTTCCACGTCGGCTACCTGGGAGAGCACACCGAAGCTCAGGCCCGCATGGCTCTCCACATTGCGCAGGTACTGGTTCAGGCCGGACAGGTAGCTGCCGTCACGCAAGGCCGGGGCGAACACCTGATAGAAGGGTGTGCCGTCCGTAATACCGGTGTTGACGTCGATGCCGTGGAACAGCCGCTCCCGGTGGTGGGGCGCGGTGCTGTCGATGGCTTCCGGGGGCACGCCGTATTCTTTGAGCGCCTGCGCCTTGGACAGCTGCTGCCCGGCAGCGGTGGGCTTGAGGAACCGCTCGTCGGTGTCCACGGCCAGCTCTCCGCCCTCATACTCCCAGTCCAGCCGGGTATACTGCTCGTCGGCGTCGATGATTTGCTTGCGGGCTGGCTCGAACATCGCGGCACCCAGCTCACTGTCCGGTTCGATGCTGTTGACGATGGGCGTCACGAAGTAGCCCACCGGCAACTTTTCCAACCCGGTGAGGTAGGCCACCGGCTCGATCTCGTCCCACTCGGGGCGGATACTCAGGTCCTCGGGGCTGCCCAGGCTGTCCTGGGTGGCGCTGCGGAAGGCCAGATTGACCACCTTGATGCAGGGGAACCGGGTCGGCGCTGCGAGGTCGTAATCCTCCAGCTGCGCCAGCTCCTCGTCGCGCAGGTCCTGCCTGTGCTCCAGAACGTGCATCCACTCCATGCGGTGGTAGTAGCTGTCGTCATCCTGGATGGTGTCGATGAACACGCCCTCGGTCAGGCTGCCCTCCACATCGTGGGCGACAGGGAAATACCGGGACGCATTGCAAAAGGAGATGCCCAGTTTTTTGCCGCTCTGGTAGGGCTTCCAGATGCCGCTGCCCAGGGCCAGTGCCACCGTGAAGATGCGTCGGCGCCGGGGCGAGAGCACCCGCTGCAGCTGGGTGTTGATCCAGTCGGCGCGATCACTGCCCTCCACGGTGGCCTCCAGCTCCAGCGTGGTCAGCCGGGCCAGCTCGGCGCAGATCAGCGCGGGCAGGTCCAGCGTGAGGGTCTCGGGGCTCTTGTCCAGCGGAAGGCCGTCAATGGCTGCGTCGTACCAGTCCTCGATAGCCCGCTGCATCCGGTCGGTGACAAGGGTCTTGCAGCCGATGATGACTTCAATGTCGGCGTGGTTTATCATGCGTTCCGTGCACCTCTCTTTTGCCAGACATCCTCCATGGCGTAGCGGGTCATGTCGATGCTGTGGTTTGCCGCATCGACGAAGCCCGGCATCACCTCGCCGGTCTTTTTGTCGATGGCGTATTCGTACTCAGAAAACTCCCGCGCCGTCCAGGGGCAGCGCTGGGGGTCAATGACGATCTTTGCGCGGCTCTGCAACCACTTCATGCCGTCGGTCACGCTGGTGCCGCCGTGGGCGGCATATTTCCGGCAGCCTCGCAGGCGGGAAAAGCCAAGATCACGCAGTGTAGCGATCGAGCGGTTGGCCGCACTGTCGCCGATGATCTCGTCGTGCAGATGCCGCTTGAGCACTTCGGCCAGCTGGGCGTCGGTCTCTTTCTGGGCCCGGTGTTCCTCGTAGATGTAGAGGGTCTGCCGGGCGTGGTCGTAGCTCATCCCGCCGAAGTGGTTCGGGTCGGGGTACCAGCCGAAGTCCAGACCGTAGTAGCGCCGGTCGAACCCGGCAATCTCCTCGCTGGTGATGGGCCGCAGTTCCAGATTCTCAAACACCGCGGTGCCGCAGCCCACCACTTCGCCCATGTATTCGTGGGCGTAGGCCACCGGGTCCCGCTGCTTGAGGGTCTCGGCGTCGTCGAAGAAGCGCGGGCCCAGCCATTCGGGCGGGGTGGTCAGGTAGGTGGTGTGGTGTCGGAACTGCTTCGGCTTTGGCTCCCGCTTGTACCGGTTGACCCAGTGCCGGGCCATGGCAGGGGAGTTGAAGGTCTTGAAGGAAAAGCTGAACGGACCGCCGCGGAATACGGACTGCTCGACGTTTCGCACTTCCTCAGGGCCGTCATACTGGTCGAACTCCTCAAAATGCATGACACCGAAGTAACCAAACGGCACCGCAATGGATTTCAGCTTGCCGGGGTCGTCCAGACCGTAGAATTGGATGGTCTGCCCGGTGGGAATGTAGGTCAGGGTATAGGGCTTCTTGGTCTGCTTCCACAGGTGCCGGATGCCCATGCGGTCGATCACGCGGTTGTATTCCGGCCAGACACTGGTGGCGATGGTGTTGCCCACCTTGCGCAGCACCACGGCGTGGATGTTCGGCACCCGCATCACCAGCAGCACCACCTCGGTGGCGGCAAACGTCGATTTGAGGGAACCGCGCCCGCCGTCGCCCAGGTATTCGTTGTACTCGCCGGACCAGATGGCGGTGTGGGCGGCGTAATACTCAGGGATGATCAGGCTGCTTAGCTTCAGCTGCTGCTTCAGCAGGTTTGGGGGCTGCCGTCTTGGGTATGTCATCCACAAACACCACCTTTCCGTCGTAACCTCGCAGCTCCGGGTGCTCGCTCCAATGCTCCGGGTCACGGTTCTTCAAAAAGAAGCACATCGCGCCCAGGTCGCCGCTCTGGGCCTTTTTGAACAGGGCGTTCTCCACGCTGGCCAGCGCTGCCTCCGCGCCTACGCTGATGGCCTGCTTGATGCGCGGGTCCTGCGTACACCAGCGCCGGAAGGTGCGCACCGGCACGCCGATCTGTTCGCAGATCTCCGCCTGCGTCAGACCGTGCATCGCCAGCCGCTGCAAGCGCAGCAGTCCGCTGGGGCTGTTCCACTTGCTGATTTGGGATTCTCGTGCCAAGGTTTCACCTCCGTATGGAAAAACGGCACGCACCGGCTCTGCTTCCAGAGCCCTGCGGGCGGAGGATGACCCGTGTGCGTGCCGTTTTGGCTAAGATAAAAGCCGGGGCGGGAAAGGAGTAAAGAACCTGCCCCGGCGGGGAATGGTTATTTCAGCCGAACAGCCTTTTCACCAGTGAAGTCCTCCCAGCGCTTGACGATCACGTCCACATAGCGGGGATCGTACTCCATGGTGTAGCACTTCCGGCTCAACTGCTCGCAAGCGATCAGCGTAGAACCGCTGCCGCCGAACAGGTCCAGCACGGTCTGGCCGGGCAGGGAGCTGTTCTTGATGAGCCTGCCGCACAGCACCACCGGCTTCATGGTGGGGTGCTCTGCGTTGCGAGGCGGCTTGTCACAGCGGATCACGCTGCTGGGCTTCTCGGTCAGCAGGGCCTGCGCCTTGATGGCCCAGTCCAGCAGCTCGTCTTTCTTCATGTGCCGCAGGTCGTCCGGCTTTGCGTCGTCAATGACGGTGGTCTGGCTGCGATCGTTGATGAAGTAGTGGTTCGCACCGGGCTTCCAGCCGTACAGGCAGGGCTCGTGCTGCCACTGGTAGTCGCTGTGGCCGAGGACAAGGCTGTTCTTGACCCAGACCAGACACCCGTGCAGGCCCCAGCCTGCCTCCCGGAACATGGCCCGGAACGCTTCCCCCTCCGTGTCGGCGTGGAAGATGTACGCGCTGGCGCCGGTGCGGCAGGCGTCGAAGGCACGGCTGTATGCCTGAAGCAGGAACTGCCGGAACTGACTTTCGGCCATGTTGTCGTTCTCGATCTTCTTGCCGTTCGAGCCCTCGTAGTTCACGTTGTAGGGCGGGTCGGTGAGCAGTAGATCAGCCAGCTGGCCGTCCATGAGCTGCTCCACGTCCTGCGGGCTGGTGCTGTCACCGCACATCACACGGTGGTCACCCAGCAGCCAGATATCGCCGCGCTGGGTGATGGGAGCTTCCGGCGGTTCTGCGTCGAAGTCGTCCTCTTTGACCTCCTCGTCGATCTTGATCTGGAGGTTCAGGCCGAAGTCGGTCATGTCGTAGCTGATGCCGGTCAGCTCCTGCACCAGAAGCTGCAAGTCCCACTGGGCCACTTCGCCGGTGGAATTGTCGGCAATGCGCAGGGCTTTGACCTTTTCCGGGTCCAGCTCTGCGGCGACGATGACCGGCACTTCCTGCAGCTTCAGCCGCCGGGCAGCCTTATATCGGGTGTGCCCGGCGATGATGACGCCGTCCCGGTCCACGATGATGGGGGATTGGAAGCCAAACTCTTTGATGCTGTTGGCGACGGCCTTTGCGGCTTCATCGTTGCGCCGGGGGTTATTGTCGTAGGGGCGGATTTCGTCCAGCCGTTTGTACTCGATTTGGTGTTTCACGCTCTCCATGCAATCCCTCCGGGCAATAAAATAGGCTCTCTGGCAATTGTACCAGAGAGCCTAGGGTAAAAACGTTATGACTTACTTTTTGGCTTTCGCCTTGGTGGTCTTGGACTTAGCCTTGGATGCTTTGAGAGCCTTTTCCAGAGCCGGATAGGGGTCCTTCCAGTTGTCCGGGAGATCACGTTTTTCAATGCGGCCAGTGTGCGCATCCCATTCCATGGGGGCGCACTCGTTAGCATTTCTGGGGGTCATGCCCTGTTTCTTAAGCTGTTCAATACGGGCCTGAATCAGCGTTTCTGCATTCAGCGTAGCCTTTTCAATCTTCTTCATGCTTGAACTCCTTTACCAGTCGATTCCCCCGTGCACAACCTGCTGCCTGCTCTTAACTGTCTTGCAGATGGTTAAGGCTTTACGGCTATATGCAACCTTGTATTGCCCGGCATCGTATACATTGTACCCGGAACTTGTCAGCCAGATGGTTTTTAATTCACTGGCTCCCCACTGCGTACCGGTGTGGTTGCCCATGAGGTACTTGTATGTTTTCGGGTGCTTGTTCTGGAAGTCGGTCTGCGCCTGAAACAGCTCAGAAAAGGTTGCGATCTTTGCATTTCTGTTCAGGAATAGCTTGACCTGAGAACCATTTGCTCCTGCATAGTACCTCGCATTGCTGACAGCACTGGTATCGAGATAAGTACCGCTCCCATGAGTGCCAAACGAAGCATACGCCGTACTGCCTGTTTGCAATTGGTTCAGAGTTCTTACAGCAGAAGCCGAGGTTCCGTCGGTGGACTTATCGCTGTGGTACAACTTATCCGCGCCTGCTCTGCGGCGGGCCTTACCAAAAGCTACGTCATCCAGAACTTCGGGCATCTCGTTTGCCAGCCCCGTAGCGTTCAGCCAGCGCTGACAGAAGGTGTCATTCTGAGTGCCGTCAGTTGCGATAGACTGCGTTGCAATCGCTTTGACCGTATCCAACGCATCCTGATCGCTCATTTTCATCAGGGCTGCGGGGTTGCCCTTGATCTGTGCCAGCAGCTGCTGTTCCCGGGTCTGGGATGCCGCCGGAGCAGCGGCCTTTGCCGCCCCGCCTGCGCTTCCACCCATGCCGTGGCTGCCGCCCATGCTTCCACCTCTGCCGCCCATGTGAATCCTCCCTTGACCGTGAATTTCTCGGTCAAGGGTAACATGAAAAGCGGGGGCAAAACGTTACGAATTACTTTTTCTTGGGTTTCGCCTTGGCGGTTTTCTTCTTGCTGGCGGGCTTCTCCATGCCCAGATTAGGAAAGGGGTAGGGGGAAGCCGGAGTGTCGAGGGGCCGGAATTTCTGCTCTGCCGCTTCGATCTCTTTCAGCTTCTTTGCGGAAACCTTTGCTTTTGCCATAGTAAGATACCTCCAGATTGAGTTTACCACACTTCGATTTCCAGTTCAATCACGCGCTTGCCGGAACCGTAGGTGCGGGACGGGCCGGTGCGGGTAGAACGGACACCGGTGATCTTGTGATGGGTGCCAACGGCAAGAACGGCCTCCGACTGACTGGGCTGGATGAAGGCCGCCCGGGTGCTATTGGCGGTGTGATACCGGATCAGCACCTCACGGTTGCCGGAAACGGAGCCGCCCTGCCCATGCTTGCCTGCACTGCGGCTGCCGCCGGGCTGCGGCCAGAAGGGGTTGTCCCGGCTGTCGTAGGCTGTGGACTCCAGACAGTCGTTCGTCCATGTCTTGCCCACCAGCGCCTTGCGCAGCTGACTGTCGCTCATACTGCCGTAGTTCTTGACACCCAGCCGCTTGATGAAGTCGTCGTGGTCGGCGCGGTACAAGGTGGTCTCCTGCCCGATGGGCTTGGCCAGCTTGTCCACTGCGTCCATCATGGCCTGCTGCCGCTTGGTCAGGGGCTGATGGTTTGCGGCTGCCCAGTTGGCGTTCTGACTCAGGGCCTTGCCATTGCTCTGCATGACTGGGTTGATGTAGTCGGTCACGCCTGCTGCCAGCTTGGGGTCGCGCAGCATCTGCCGCTGTGCAGCGCTCTCCATCGCGGAGACCTGCTGCGGGGTCAGGTGGCCGAAGCCGTTTGCACCGGTGGGCGGGCCTGCCTGCTGGGGCATTGCCTGAACTGCCGGTGCCGCCTGAACTGCGGGCATCACCTGCGCGGCTGCTGCGGGCGCTCCTGCGCCGCCTCCCATGCCCTGGGAGCCTCTCATGCTGCTGCCTCTGCCGCCCATCACTGCACCTCCTCTCCGGCCCTTACGCGGGCCGCCATGTTGTGCGGGAATGCCTGCCACAGGATGCTGTGCTCCCGCAGCAGTGCCGCCATTGCAGGCGGCGTTTTGCCGTAGACCAGAATCTCGGATGGCTCGGTCTGCCGGATCAGCTCCTTCAGGCCGTCCAGCAGGCCCTCGGATGCATCTTTGTGGACAAGACAGCCCACCGTGCTCACGGCCACCGCGCCGCCTTTGCTGATGCCGTCGAAGCACCAGCGGAAGCTGTCCTCGTCCGACCAGCTTGCGGTGGGAATGGCGCAGACGTCGTTGTGCTGAAGCCATGCGGTCAGCAGCTGGTTCCGGTAGTGGTTCCAGTGCTGGATGGGCGCGGGGAAGTCGGTGTAAAGCGAGAAGTCCGGGCCAAGCACCAGCGGGAACTTTGCCAGTGCGTCGAGGTACCGCTGCGGCTGCCGCCAGAACCGCTCGAACTGGTAATCATCGAGGAAGAAGTGCACGCCAGCATTCTCCGGGTGCTTGCAGGTCAGCAGCTCGTTGAAGCCGATCAGGTGATCGACCCCAAAGGGCAGCGGCAGGGCCTTGGTGATGGGATTGCCCGCCGGGGTCATTTCCAGACCGTCCAGCAGGAACCAGTTCACCAGCTGCCCCGTCCTCATCCGCTCGTTAGAAAAACCCATGCTTCGCCCTCCTGTGTGTTATCCAGAAAAGCATAGCATGGGTTTCTTGGTAAAACCGTTATGACTTACTTGCAGCGCTGCAGTTCCCGCCAGACCCAGACGCGCAGGGTCTCGGGGGAAATGCCGCCGCCGTAGAGCATGGCGGCCCGGTTCCAGCTGACCTTGCCGGGGCCCAGAAAGGTGATCTCAAAGGCCCGGCGGGTCAGCGGGTCCTCGATGGTGTTGATAAAGCCGCGCCGCTCTGCGCGGGAAAGCTTGCGGAATGCTCGGATGCTCACTTGCTGTCTCCCTTCTGTGCTGCCTGAATGTGGGTCTTGACGGCCTGCATCAGGGCGTTCTGACTGCTGTCTTTGCGGTTCAGCGCTTTCACTACCATCTCGTCTGCGCCGCCTTTGACGATCAACCGGTGGACGATGACGCTTTGGGTCTGGCCCTGCCGGTAGAGCCGCGCTTCGCCCTGGGCGTAAAGCTCGAGGCTCCACGGCAGGCTGTACCAGATCAGGTGGTGGCCGCCCTGCTGAAGGTTCAGGCCGTAGGCGCAGCTGGCCGGGTGCGCCAGCAGAACGTCCAGTTCTCCGGCGTTCCATGCCGCTACGTCGTGCTCGTTGTCCAGCACGGCAAACCGCAGGCCCTTGTGGCGCGTTTTCAGTGTCTCGGTGAGCTGCTCCTCGTCGAAGCGAAAGCCGTAAAACACGAGGGCTTTCTGGCCGTCCAGAGCGTCGATCAGCTCATCGAAGGCGTCCAGCTTGCACCGGTGGATCGGAATGGTCCGGCCCTCCTCGCTGTAGATGCTGCCGTTGCACAGCTGTAAGAGCTTGCCGGTCAGGGTGGCGGCCTGCTGGGCGGTGATGGTCTCGCCGTTCACTTCCAGCAGGTAGTCTTTTTCGAGCTTTTTGTAGATTCTCTGGGCAGTCGTATCCAGCACCACCGGGATGTCGTCGATGATTTTCTCCGGCAGGGTCAGGTGGTCGGCTGCTTTGAAGCTCAGGACGATATCCTTGATGCGGCCTTCCACCGCTTCGGCTGCGCCCTCCCGGGGTTCGTAGCTGTACTCGGTGGGCCAGAAGTATGTCTTGCGGTAGTGGGTGATGTACCGCCCCAGCCGTTCGCCCTGGTCGAGCAGGTAGATCTGCGCCCAGAGGTCCAGCAGGCTGTTGGGCCTTGGTGTGCCGGTCAGCTCCACTACCTTGTGCACCCTCGGGCGCACGGCCTTGAGCGCTTTGAACCGCTGCGCTGCGTGGTTCTTAAAGCTGCTGGCTTCGTCCAGCACCACCATGTCAAAATCCCAGCTGCGGCCCAGTGTGTGCACCAGCCAGGGGACGTTCTCGCGGTTGATGATGTAAATATCCGCCTGGGCTGTCAGAGCGGCTTTGCGCTGCTTCTCGGTACCCAGCACGGTGGAAATGCGCAGGTGCCGCAGGTGCCCCCACTTGGCGGCTTCGTCCTGCCACGTCGCTTCGGCGACCTTCTTCGGGGCAACGATGAGCACCTTGTCGATCTCCAGCCGGTCGTAGATCAGCTGGTCAATGGCGGTCAGGGTGACGACAGTCTTGCCCAGGCCCATCTCCATCCAGAGTGCCACGCCAGGCTTTTCCAGAATGGCGTCGATGCCCGCCTGCTGATACGGGTGCGGATGAAATTGCTGCATTGCTTTGACCTCCGTTTCTTTTAGGGCAGCGCGTCAGTTGTCGCTCTCCTCGACCTGAGCAAAGAAGCTCTGCGTGCTCAGATAGCTCACCAGGTTCTTTGCTTGCTCTGCGGTACTGATCTCGTAACAGCAGAAACCGAAGCTGGCAAGCTTCTCCCGCCACCACTCCTGCAAGCCGCCCGCCTTGACCTTTGCCCCGGGGCGCTTGAGCTCCACAAAGGCAATGACGCCGCCGGGGAACAAGATCATCCGATCCGGCACACCCCTGTGCCCGGGGCAGGTCCATTTCAGGCACACCCCGCCCTCGTCCTCCACGGCCTTGCGCAGCACGTTCTCGATGCTCTTTTCCAGGGGCTTATTTGTCGGCATTGTAGTTTCTCCTTTCGCTTTGGGCCGAACATACAAACATACAAAACATACCCAAATCCCTATAATTCCTCACGCGAAGCGTATAAGGCTCTCGCGGGTATGCGCACGCGCCTTATTTCCTTCACTTTTTCTTCTTCTAGGGAAAAAGATTGTATGTTGAGTATGTTTCGGGGCAAAAAGCCGCATGAGTGCTTGCTTTTTCGTGCATACAAACTTTTCGGGCTTTGTATGTTGGCTGTATGTTCTGTATGTTCGAAACCGCTTTTCAGCGCTTGATTTCTTCGGTTCTCTTAATGTTTGCGAAAATCTCTGTATGCTCTGTTACGCCGACCTGCTCTGTATGTTCATCAAAGTGGTTTCGGCGCTTTGGAATTACTCGGATTTTCTGCGCCAGATGCGCTGCACGCCGTAGCATCCGCACCGCTGTGGGTACTTGCCCGGCGTCCAGTCCGGCAGGCCGTTCAGCACCGCCGCGATGCGCTTGGACTGTACTCGGTCGGGGGCCCGCCCGGTGCTGTCCAGGCACTCCCGCCACAGCTCATTGACGCAGATCGTGGTGCGCTGCTGGCCCTCTGCGGGGGCGTCCTTCGGGCCGTTCTCCCACCAGGCCACCCGCTCGTCCACCGTGCGTTTTGCCCAGTCGGCGGGCACCGGGCGGGCCAGAAATTCGAGGATGTCGCCCTCCCAGGGGTCGCGCTCGGTGTGGGCCTGCTGCTCGGCCAGCGCTGCCTTTTGCAGCTCATCCCGGAGGATCAGCTCCTCTCCGGCGTTGAACCGGGTCACGGCTTCGGCCCACACCTGATCGACCTCTGCGGGCGTCAGATCGTCGTGGACGACCTTCGTGCGGCGCTCAAAGCTGCAGTCTATGGGCCAGTAACGACGGTTGCCGGTGGCGTCGCGGAGGAAATCGGACCCGTTAGAGGTGCCGAAGAACACGCACCGGCGGGGGTACTGCACCGTCCGGCGGCCATAAGCAGCCCGGTAGCGGTCCTCGGTCTGGCTCAAAAACTGCTTGGCCGCCTCGCTCTCGCTGCGGCTGAAAGCCGTCATTTCGCCCAGCTCGACGATCCAGACGCCCCGCAGATTCTCGCGGGCTTCCTTGCCATCGAAGCTGGTGATGCTGTCGTTGAACCAGTCACGCCCCATCCGGCTGAGCAGCAGGCTCTTGCCGATGCCCTGTTTGCCGCTGAGAATGCAGATCTGGTCGAACTTGCAGCCGGGCCGGAAGCACCGGGCTACCGCGGCAACGAACATCTTCCGCGTCACCGCGCGGGTGTAGCTGCTGTCCTCCGCGCCGAGGTAGTCGATGAACAGCTTGTCTAGCCGCTCGGTGCCGTCCCAGGCAAGACCGCTCAGGTACTCCCGCACAGGGTCTTTGGCGTGGTGCCCGCCGGTCAGGGCCACAGCATCGGCGGCCTTGTTAACGCCGCTGAAATGGTAGATGGTCTCAAGGTACCACCGCACACCTGCGTCGTCCTCATCCGACCAGTCCCGCTCCTGGGGCTTGTCGCTCCAGGGGAAGGGGCCCTTGCAGCGCAGCCGCTCGGCAAAGGTGTCCGACCAGATGCGGCCCTTGAGCGCCGGGTCATGCTCGAGGATGACCCACGCATTCTGGATGGTGCAGGCCAGTGCGCCCTTCTGGGTGCGGTCGAGCTTTTCCTGCCACTTGTCCGGGTCGGCGTCCTCCTCCGGCAGCGGCTCGAAGCCCTCTTTCGCGTGGTCCACGGCTTCCCGCCGCAGCAGGGCCGCTGTGGGGCCGTCGCTCTCGGCCAGCGCCCGCATCTGCTGCCAGCTGGGCAGGGAAGCGGTGGGCGTGCCGGGAGCGGCATCTGCGTCCAGATCGCCGAACAGGTGAATGCGGACGAGGTCCCACGCGTTGAGCAGCTTGCCGCCTGCGGGGTCGGTGCTGTGGTGGCTGTAAATAAAGGTACCGTTGTCGTAAAGCACCGCGCCGGCGGTGGTGCTGCCTGCGGCGTAGGTCAGGCGGCCTGCGCCTGCATCCACGTACACACCGGGGAGAAACTGCTCAATCGCTGCGGGCACGTCGTAAGTCCGGCAGAAAGCGCCCACGACGCCGGGCTTGGCCGTAGGGTCAGCCTGCTTGCCGCCGGGCAGCTTGACCTGCTGCTCTGCGGGGCAGGCAGGCCAGCTGCGGACGTCGTGCCAGTCGGTGTAAAGCCAGAGCAGGTCGTCCACGCTGATCCGGCTACCGTCCTCGGTGGCTCCGCAGACCCACGCGCTGTCGGCGCTGCGGCTGGGCCAGTACATCAGGCGCTCGGTCTCAAAGGTGGTTTTATCGAACACCTGCATGGTCGGGTCCAGCATCTGGGCCAGCATCCGGGCGCAGGGCTGGTATTCCTCCGGCTGCATGACGCGGTCGGTGGGAAAGATGGCCCGCAGGCGCGGGTGCTCCGGCTCGTGCTTGCGGGTGGAGTAGACCGCTGCGGTGCCCATGTCCTTGACGGCCTGCACCCATTTGGCGGTGCTGCCGGGCTCGCAGTTGTCCATGTCCAGCGTGATCAGGCTACGCCCGGTGCAGCAGCCTCGTGCCCGGCGTCCATCCCGCAGGGTACCGCCCACGAAGCCGCCCACGTCCTTCAGGTCGTCTCGCTTGCTCTTGGGCAGGGCCATGTACTCGGCGTGGGTCTCGGTGCCGCAGTTGCGGCTCATCCGGCCTTTCAAGGCGAGAATAAAATCCCCCCATGAAAGGGCTCGGCTTTCCCACTCGGCCGCCCATCGACTGTCGCCCACGCTGATTTCGATCGGTGTAGCGCTCATGAATCCACCTCCTTCAGCGGGCCGTACTTGTACAGCCGCGCGTTCCATTTGGACTTTGCTTCGATCTGGGTGCTGCCGCGTTCGCCGACTCTGCCACAGTGGGCGCAGACCACCGACCATCCGCCGTCCCAGGCGTACTTGCTGCTCTTGCGGTAGCGGGCCAGCCCGACTTTGCCGTTCGGGCGTTTCTCTGCGTCATAGGGCACCGCCCCGCAGGTACAGGCGAACAGTTTCGAATTGTCGGGCGGGTATGTGATTTTCTTCATCGTCCTCAGTCCTTTGTAAAAAAGTCGCCGTGCCAGCCTGCGGCGTTCAGGGGCAGGCCCTCGGCCCAGGGCGGCACGATGCTCATGATGCGTACCACATCCTGAAGTGCGGTGTCTGCGTCCTGCGTGTCCGGCAGCTCGATGATCACCTCGTCATGGACGTGGAACACCACCCGGTAGCCCGCCCGGCGCAGGTTGTCCAGCGCAAAGGCCAGACAATCCCGGCCCACAGCTTGGGTGAGGTTCTCGGTCAGCTTGCCGCCGTAGGTCTCCGCTTCCCGCCAGCCGCCGTTGTCCCATTCCTTATAAGTAATGCGGTCATCCGGCGTGGTGCCGGGGTCGGCATAGAACAGCTTGCGCCCACTGGGCAGCTGCAGGGTCAGAAATGGGAAGGGAAAATCCGGGGCAAGTTCTTTGCGGAAGATCACGCCCGCCCGGGGCTGGGTGGTCTTGCCGGTGCGGATGGTGTGCACGGCGGCGTCCTGCATTTTGCGCCAGAGCTTACAGATGCGTGGGTTCTGTCTGCGCCAGCGGTTCACGATGTCCTGCAAACCGTCGTCGTCCAGACCCAGCTGGTCGCCGCCCATGCGCTTCATGGCGCCCACACCGCCCTGGTAGCCCAGGGCCAGGGTTGCCACCTTGCCGCGCTGGCGGTACTTGTAGTTGGGGTTGCCCTTGACGATGCTGTCAAACGGCACCCCGAAGATGCGGGCGGCGGTGGCTTCGTAGATCTTGCCGGTGGTGCGGAACACGTCCAGCACCCAGTCTTCGCCCGCCAGCCAGGCGATCAGCCGGGCCTCGATGGCCGAGAAGTCGGCATCCACGAAGGTGCCCCCTTTGCCGGGCACCAGCGCCGTGCGGATGAGCTGGCTCAGGGTGTCGGACACATTGTCGGTCAGCAATGCCAGTGCTTCAGGGTCGTGTAACTTGACAATAGCCCGCCACTCGTCCTGGTGGTCGAGGTAAGTACGGGGCAGGTTCTGCACCTGAAGCAGCCGCCCCGCCCATCGGCCTGTCCGGCTGGCTCCGTAGAACTGCAGGGTGCCGCGTACCCGGTGGTCGGGGCCTGCGCTGGCCGCGATGGTCTCGTATTTGGTGTTGCTGGTTTTGCCTAGCTGCTGCCGGAGCTCCAGCACCCGGCGCACATCGCTGGGCAAGTCGCCTGCCAGTGCCTTGCCCACATCCTCTTTGGTCAGGCCGGGCATCTCCACGCCCCGGTTGCGCAGCCAGCCGAGGAGCTGGGCCCGGCTGCCGGGGTTTGCCAGCCCTGTCAGGGCTTTGCACTCTGCGGTCTGCTCCTCGGTGATCAGCGCGGAGCAGGCAAGGGCGCCCTCCACCAGTTCCATGTCCACGGCCACGCCCCGGGCGTTCATCTCCACGTCCTCCCGCCACTGCTGCATGATCTCCTCCGGCACCGGCCATGGGGCCAGCTTCCAGTCGTTGGCCCGCTCTGCGATCACGTCCATGCCGTTGTACTTGCAGAACAGATGCCATTTGGCGGGGTCGTGCTGAGGCAAGTTGCGGGTGCGCCCGCCGTTGCGCTTTGTGGGCTTGCAGGGCTTGCAGAAGTAGGTGATCAGCGCCTTGCCCTCTTTCATCTTGAGGGTATCTTCCGGCTGCTGCAGTACCTGACCCAGTGCACCCAGCTGGGCGGGCAGTCCGCAGTAGAGGGCGTGGATCATGCTGCACTCCCACTGCTGCAACCAGAGCACCCGCTGTTCCAAGCTCAGCTCCATGTACTCAGACAGACACCACCACTCGAAGGCGGCGTTGTGCGCCCGCTTGATGTAGCTGGCATCGAACAGCCACGGCATACTCACATAAAGGCAGCACCGCGGGTCAGGTTCCAACGTCAGGTCAAGCACTGTCGGTGCGGCTGAATCTTCTGCGCAATAACCGAACAGCAGCACCTGAAACTCTGGATCCTGTGCGTACCGGAAAAGCCCGACTTTGCTGATGTCCTGTGGAGAATAGGTCTCAATATCAACCGTGATGATTTTCACAGGGCAGTCCTCCTTTCCTGATAAAAGACCGGAGGTCCTTTGCGGGGGCCTCCGGTGTATGGGCGTTTAGTCGAGGAAACTGTCATCATCGTCACTCAGAACATCGAAGCCGTCCAGGTTGTTGCCCCCGCTCAGGCGCTCGCCATCGCGGACTTTGCGGATGGTCTCAAGGCCTGCGCCGATGCCCTTGTTGCCGCTGGCGCTGTAGCTGAAGAAGCCCACCTTGACCTGAGCGTAGCAGCCGCTGTACACTTCCTCCTGGTCGAGGATCTCGGCGCACTGGCGGTCTACGATCAGCGGGCGGCGGTTGGCGTTGGCATTGGCGTTCAGAAAGTAGCAGCCCGCGTAGTTCTCGTCGTCCTTCTCCTCATCGCCGTCGCGCAGGGGCTCCTTCAGCTTCGGGGGCAGCTTGCCGCCCCACTTGGCGAGGGACGCGGGGTCCTTCTTGACCGCTTCCATGGCGGCCTTGATCTTGGCCAGGGTCTCGGTGTCCTTCTTGGAGATCAGCAGGCAGCAGCTGTATTTGGGGTCGCCGGTGCCGTTCACCTGCTTGGGCTCCCAGATGTTGGCGTAAGACAGGCGGCAGGGGATAATGACTTCATTTGCGTTCATAGTTCAATCCTCCATGGGCTCGAAGCCCTCTAAACGGTCGTAGGCAGGGCGCGGGTCGCTGGCTGCTGCCAGCTTGGGCGCGCCGGGTGCCCGTGTGATAAAGGCCGACATGGTCTCGGCAAATTTCTTTTTGCCGATCATCTTCTCGGCAGCGGTCAGGGAAATGGGGGTGCGGGTGTACAGCATGGCCTCGTCGATGCCGTCGTGCTCCATCTGCTGGAACGCGGCGCCCTGGTCTGTCCACTTGCGGGTGCTGCGGCCCTGCACCAGCTTCCAGCCGGGCAGGATACGGCCCTCCATCAGGGCCTGCTGGGCGTAGTCCTCCAGCTCTTTGGCGTAGGCGGCCAGTCCTTCCAGCTTTTGCAGCCACTCGCCCAGCTCCTCGTCGGAGAGCGTAGCGGGCTCCGGATAGGGCTCAAACCCGGCCAGAGGGCCGTACTTGTCTTTCCAGGCCCGGCAGGCGGGGTGCGCCTTACAGAAGCGGCAGTGGTCGCCGGTGACGAACTCGCCCTCGCCCCGCCATGCCATGTGCGCGGCGGGCGCCAGCACCTCCCGCGCCCAGGTGAGCAGGTCGGCCAGCGGCAGCTCCCATGTCTGAGGTTCTTCCTGCATCCGGGGCTGCACGATGCTCATACGCACCACCTCGATCTCGTCCGTCTCGCGGAAAAGCTCGTAGGCGCCGAGGGCGTAGTACATGAGCTGCGGGTTACGCTCTGGGCTCACCGGTACGCCCTGCCCATACTTGAAGTCGATGATGTGCAGCAGACCGCCGCCGATCATCAGGCAGTCGCAGGTGCCAAAGCCGCCGGGCACCCACCGGGTCACGTCCACCTCCTGCTCGATGAACACCCCGGGACGGCAGGGGAAGCCCACCCACAGGTCGTGGATAAAAGAGGTGTACCGGCAAGCGGCATTGAACATTTCTGTCGGCATCGACCGTTGTGCCCAGTCGGACAGCAAATCAAAGGGCTTTCCGTCTTCCCACTTTGCTAACTTGTAGCGGAGCGCTTTTTCACACATCTCGTGTGCCAGGGTACCCTCTGCGGCGTACTGGGTCTCCTTGTCCGGCAGGTTTGCGGTGGCTTGGGCGCTGGGCGTGCAGGCGATCCACCGGGCTGCACTGGATGCGCCCAGCAGGGCGTGCTTAACCGGTGGCATTGTTGTCCACCTCTTTGCTCAGGTTTACCAGCTGCTCCCACACGTCGGCGTAGCTGTCAGACGGCAGCTTGGAGATGGAAGCGGCACCGGTGCCCTTGATGATCTGCTGCACCTCGGCACGCTTGCCGTGGACGATCAGGCTCCGGGCCAGGTCGCGAATCTTGTCCAGCGCGGCAGGATCAGAAGCGGGGGCGGTGACACCCGCCGGGGTGGTCGGGGTTTCCGACTCCTTCTCGGGCGATTCGGCAGCAGGGGCCGCTGCGGACTTCTGTGCGGCCTTTTTCTGCTTGGCGGGTGCCGCCGGGGCCTTGGGCTTGTCCGGCTGCGTTACAGGCTCGCTCTGGGCCTGCGGGGCGGGAGCCTGCGCAGGGTGACGCTCGTCGGGGATAGGGGTGTGGTAGTTGCTGTCCATGTGGCCCAGGTGGGACAACACTTCCAGCAGTTCGGCTGGTGTTTCGCCGTAAAGGTGAAGGTCAAAATTCATAGTGTTACGCTCCTTTTATAAAAAGATTCTGTCGAATCTATGCTTTGCAGTTCGGAGCTGTATCTTTGCCATTGCTCTGCCTCTCCCTACCTCACGATGCTATGCCATTGCCGCGCCTCGCCCATCGTCTCAATGCTATGCCTTTGCCTCGCGGTTAGCCGAGAATCTCGTAGGTGAAGCGGCCTTTGCCACTGTTGCGCCACTGGCCCAGGCCCCGGAGCTTGCCGTAATCCAGCCACTCCATCACCGCTTTCTCGTGGGCGTCGTCCATGCAGGTGATCTCGAACTCGCAGGTGCTGCCTGCGGGAATCTGCTCGGAGTTGGCAAGGCTCACGCGCTCGCCTTGGGCTGTCTGGGCCCGCAGAGGGCGCTGGCACTCGGTCATTTCTCCGTTGAGGATCAGGGGAATCTGGCGGGGCCCGACAAAGATCAGGCCGTCAATGATCTTCTTGTAGGCCGTCAGCTTGCCGGATTCGTTCACGGCTTTCTTCTTGCCCTTCTCGTCCTTGCCGCCGATGCGGCCCAGCATACCGCAGCTGTCTTTAAAGAACCCCTTGACTTGATAATCATACAGGATCGGCTGCCCAGCCTCGTTGCGGGGGAACACCGTCATTGCCTTGTCGGCTGCGGCATCCGCGCCCAGGGCGGCCACCTCGTCTTCGATGGTGGCCGCGTCCGGCGACTTGCTGGCAATGAATTCCCTCGCCACGTTGGGGTTGGCGGGCCAGGTGCCCAGCAGGGGCTCGGTGAAAGTCAGTTTGACTTTAAGCGTTTTCATGAGGCATACTCCTTTTTGAACTTGCGCTCGTTGATATCTTCGATCACAAAATCGTATTTGGAATTCTCCCAGGTCCGGCTCCTGGTGACCGCTGTGTAAAAGCTGCCGAGCTTCATTCCCAAAGCGTCGGCTACCTGCTGCGCCGAGCCGCAGGCGAGGATTTCCTCTGTCCGGCGGTTGTAGGCGGTGTACCACTTCACAGCCCCAGCACCCGGTGCAGCACGGCATCCAACCGGGTCATCTCGCGGTCAGGCAGGTGCCCCAAGTACCGCTGAAGGTCGTCCGCGTCGATGGTGCGGACCTGCCGGGTCACGGCAGCGCTGGACAGATTCAGGCTCATCAGGAGAACGTTGTTGCAGTAGCCGTCGCCGCGTTCCAGCTTGGCGGTGCTGGTGGTCAGCGGGATGACCGTAACGGTCGGGCTGGTCTGGTTGACCTCGTCGCTGCTGACGATCACCACCGGGCGGTCGCCCCGCAGGATGTGGGTAGCTCCCTCTCGGAGCGGGGTATCGGTCATCCAGTAAACGTCGCCGCGTCTCTTGTCATTGAACATCGTATGTCCTCCTTTCAGGCGTCCCTGCGGCTGCAATGCTCGGGCAGGGCCGGGTATTCAGGGTTACGGGCGTGTGTGCGGTTGATCTTGCCGTAGCGGTTCTTGCGGCGCTCCTGGGCGTCCTCCAGCGCGAAGCTCAGACGGCCCAGCGCGATGGAGGTCAGGATCAGCACCATCGCGGTGATGAACTCGCCGTCTGTGATGGGCTGGCCAATCTGTGCACCGCCCTCAATGCCAAGGGCATAGATCAGGCCGACGCAGAAGCAGGCGACCGCTGCCCACTGCAAAACTCCGGGTTTAATCTTCATCGGTGGCCTCCTCCATGCTATCCATAAGGTCTGCGGCGGCAGTCACTATGCTGAGCAATGCTGCCGGGTTACTTTGGCCCATGCAAACCCCGGCAATCAGCGCGGCGCAAAGGGCTTTCTGTTCCATCTCAGTGCCGCAGATGTAAATCTTAGGGTTTCCATCCTCTCCCATCTGGATTTGCAGCTGAGCGTTCGGGCTAATTTTCATTTGTGATTCCCCCTCAGTAAAGTTTGAATTCCTGATCCAGCAGGGTGTCCAGCCGGATGGTCTTGCCCCGGCCCTGGCCGCTCCACCCGTCCGGGTACTGCTGCGTGACCCGCTTTGGCGTGGTGCCCATCTGGGCAGCCGCCTGTGTAACGGTCAGCCGGATGCAGCCGGTGGTGGAGTAGATGGCGCGATAGGCGTCGTGCCAGGCTTCTGGGCGTTTCATGTGTGTTTTGCTCCTTGAATGTTGTTAAATCACAACTTTTTAGGCAAAAAGAAATAGTGGCCAATCTCTGCGGACGGGATGTTCAGCAGGGTGCAGATGCGGTCGATCTCATCTTGACGGAATGCAAAATTCCCGGCCAGCTTCTGGCAAAACTGCCCCTCACTGATACCGGCCTTTTCTGCCAGGTCCTTCTGGGTCATCCCACAGTCGCGGATGCGTCCGCGCAGCATGGTGTAATCCATGGCGGGCAT